GTGTCTGTGTTCAGTATGGATACGGGTGAGGGGTTGGTTGTTACTAGCCGGTTCGAGCAGGCTGTTGAGCGCCCTAACTTGCTGAACTATGCGCACGCAATGTTGCCTGTCCATGACCCTGAAATCAGTAGCGATTTTGGTTGGAGGGTTCCGCCTTGTGGCGCTTGCAGTAGCGATCATCAGGGGGTGGACTTTGTGCCTGGGGAGGGTAAGCCGGTCATGGCTATCTTGAACGGTGTTGTGGCTGAGGCTGGTCTCAATCAGGGTTACGGGTATTGGGTGAAAATTGAACACATTGTGCCGATAACCGAGGGTGAGGTGGAGCGCTGGGTTACTGTTTACGCTCACCTGAAGGCGGGGTCTATCCCTGATGATGTGCGTGTGGGGGCGAACGTGGCTCGCGGTCAAACCCTGGGCGCTGTTGGGAGCACAGGCATTTCTACAGGCCCACACTTGCACTTCGAGTTGCACATTGATGGGGTTGTGGTAGATCCGCTGCCGATTATCTCGCAGAGTCAGAGTGTGCGAGGTTCTGAAGTGTCCTGGGGTTAGGGGTCATTGTGACAGTACGGCATCAAACAGATTTGTTTGCGCACAGCTTCAAACGGGGGGCGCATACTATTTGCAGGCTGTTTCCGCTTGTACGCGCCGATGCAGGGCTGCCTGGAAGTGACTTAGGTAGACTCTAGCCATGGCGATCCCTAAGAAGGTTCTGAAGCAGGTGCAGGAGCGTGACCAGTATTGCTGGCATTGTGGGCGCGAGGATGACCTAGTGCCTCACCACAGGATCAATAGGGGCATGGGGGGTTCAAAGCTCCTCGACATCCCCGAGAACTTGATGATGGTGTGCGGGCAATACAACGGGGACATGGAGGGGAACGCTACTGTGGGCGCAAAGGCGCGAGGGTGGGGGCACAAACTGTCTGTGTGGGAGTCACCTGAACACCCTGTGTTTGATTGTGTGGCTTTCAGGTGGTGGGTGTTGCTGCCGAACGGGTGGAAGATAACGGTGCGGGATAGTGAGGAGTTTTGATTGCGCTATCGGGTGTAGGGTGTTGGTATAACTGAAAATTGAGATGGCCCCCCGCGAGGTGGAGCAGGAGGCCATCATGAAAACCGATGATGAGACCATCGGCTAGTTTCAAGTCTAGCCGGTAGAAGGGCTAGACAGTGACTAACAAGATAAGCATTTCCAGGCGCTTTGCCATTGTGGATGAATGGGTTATTAACCTAGAGATTTCAGATAGGGCATTCAAGCTATACGCCATCCTTGCAAGGTACGCCGATAACACCACGCACAAGGCTTTCCCCTCGAGGGATACTCTGGCGAAACGGTTGCGCTGCTCTAAGGCTTCTGTGGATCGCGCTGTTATTGAGCTAGTGGATGCCGAGGCCATCGGGAAGCAACACAGGGCTTACAACTCTGTGCTTTATACGGTCATGACCGATGCCCCAGCGGGTGTTATCACACATGAGGACACAGTGTCATCACCGGTGAGGACAGATGTTATCACCCATGATGACGTAACTAGAACCACTGAACTAGAACCAGATAACTATATTGAAAAGAAGTCTAAGAAAGCCACATCAATCCCTGACCGATTCGCCTTGAGCGACTCACTGCGGGAGGCAATGATGGGGAGGCACCCTTCTTTGGACTTGGATGAGCAGGTGGATGCGTTTGTGGACTTTCATACGGCTAAGGGATCTGTGTTCAAAAGTTGGGATGCTGCCTTTCGTACCTGGTGCAGGAACGCGGTGAAGTTTGCGGAGCCTCGGACTGTGATTCATAAGCAGGCTTTGAAGCCCGCGGCGGAGGGGCCAACGCAGAGGGCTTGGGTTCTGAAGATGCATGACATGGGTGAGCATTGGGAGTGTCGGCCTGGGGAGTTTGGTTGCAAATGAGTCAGTCTTTGAACTATCGTGCTACCGCCGATGACTTTGCTAATGAGAATCGGATGAAGGCAGACTTGGAGCAGGCGTGGAATTGCACCCTTCATCACTTGCCTCACCTGTACCATGTGGATTTTTTTGCTGAGCGCGATGATGACCTTGTTGCGTGGGTGGAGGTGAAGCAGCGGTCTTGTGTTTCTGATCAGTACCGTACTGTGTTTATGAATGTGGGTAAGAAGTTTGAGCATTTGGTTGCGTTGTCTGTGGTTGCTCCCGCGTTTTTTGTTGTGCGGTGGGCTGATGGTGTGACACGGTTTATTGATGTGGCTGATGTGGATTCTGGTTGGGTTGGTGTTGGTGGGGAGCATGATCGGTGGGGTGTGGGGCGGCATGATTTGGAGCCTGTGTTTGAGATTCCTGTGGAGAGGATGAGGGTGCTGTGACGGTTACTGATGGAGGGGAAGAAATGATGAGCGCTTATTCTGACAACTTTTGGGCTGAAGAAATGGCTATCAATTTGGAGGAGCTGGAAACGGAAAGGCCAACACACCCTTATCAGGTGAAGCTGAGGCGCAAGCAGAACAGGAAGGCTGATAAGTATTGGGCCAACCATAGGTTCCTTGCAAAGTATGAGGTGCCTCGCTCGATGATTCCGGCAGCGAAGCAACCGGAACAGGTTGAGATGAAACACGAACCAGAGATTCAGCAGGCTCCTGTCAAATCGCGTAAAGTTAGGGGCTATGAGTTCACTGATCGGCAACTCGAAATCGCTGCGGGTGTTTTAGATGCCCAGGATTCAGTGCGAGCGTTGCGGGTTTGAATGGGATCTAAACAGTACGCGACAGAAAACGGTTTTGTGTGTTTCTTGTAGGGCACGAAAGGTGCAGACAGTTCACACGAAGAAGGGCAAGTGTTTGCCCTGGCATGGTGGGTTCGCTAAGGATGATGTGACACCGCTGGATGATGATGGGCGGCTGGTGTTGCCTGGTGTCAGAGGTTGTGGGCATAATGATTGTGTGAACCCGTCACACATTATCAAATGGGAAGGGAATGAGAATGGTTAAGAATGAGGCTTTGATTGAGGTCACTGGTTGGCTGAATGATGTGAAGCAGTTTGATTGGGGTGTCGCGTTGAAGGTGAGCGTGGATGTTCGCAAGAAGAACCACCAGGATGAGTGGGAGACGGTGGACAAGACTGTTTACGATGTGACTACTGATGAGGTGCCTGATGTGGAGGGCGCTAAGCAGGTCACTGTGACGGGCCGGATCACTGGCACTAATACTTTCACTAAGCGTGATGGGTCTACGGGTGCAGCTGTGAAGGTGCGTGCCTCGAAGATTGTTTCTGTGGGTGACAAGGTGCAGGAGGCGGCGATCATGGAGCAGTGGCCTACAGCGAAGATTGGTCAGGGTAAGCCTGTGGATGAGAACACCCCGTTCTGATGTTTGGGTTTCTGATTCTGGGCGGTATGGCTACCCTTTACTTTCTGCTCGCGCGGGAGGCTGAGGGGTTGCTTGCCGGTTTCGGGTTTGTGGTGTCTGCGGTGTTGTATTTGTTGGCGTTTCTGAATGTTGTGAAGCCTAAAAAATAGATGACCACAAGCCTGAACATCAGCGTGCTAGGCAGACCCTCCCCACAGGGAAGCAAGCGGCATGTGGGTGGTGGGCGCATGATTGAGGCTTCTAAGTACCTCCCAGCGTGGCGCAAAGCAGTCTGTGTGGCAGCGGTCAAAGCTGTTGAGGATGAGGTGTGGGAGAAACCGGCAGGCCCGATGGAAATCGCTGTGACCTTCTACCTGGAGCGCCCTTCAAGTATCAAGCAGGCAAAACGACCCATGCCGATAAAACCCCCTGACCTTGACAAGCTGGTGCGCGGGATCTGCGATGCACTTTCCGATGCAGGGGTTTGGGAGGATGATGCACAGGTGGTGAAGCTGACCGCGTTCAAAGAGTATGCAGACACGCGGGCACCAGGTTGCGCTATACAAGTCACCCTTATGTGAGCGGTTAGGGCTAGGCTTTGACTATCACTCAATGAAAGGTGGATGGTTGAGATGTTAGAAGGCTTGGAACCTCCCGCAAAAAGTTATTTCTGCAAGGTGGGCACTCTCCTGGTGAGCTTGGATTCGGCAGATGCACAGATCCTGTCGAACGCGCTCGCTGATGAAAGCACTTGGCCTGCTTGGACTCTGTCACAGGCGTTGAAGGCTAAGGGTGCGCCTTTGGGCGATGGCCCGATCAGGAATCATCGGCGCGGCTCCTGCCGCTGTAAGGCTGCTAATGCTTGACGATCTGCAACCAGCTAAGAAGGTTGAGGCACCTAAAGACTTCAGGGCGGGCCTGGACTTTGACGGCAACGAGGGAACCGCTACGACTGAGGGGCTTGCTGAGCCACCTAACTTTGATGAGTTCCTGGAGGATCGCGGATATTCCGCTGATGAGTATGAGATTATCGGCACCCCTCGAACTTCACAGTGGCAACGCTGGGATGGGTTGTGGCTGACCGCGTACCGTTTCCACTTCCGCAAGAAGGTGACAGAGTTCCACCTGCCTACGCTTTACGCTGAGGCGAAGCGCAGCAAACCTAAGACACCTAAGCCGGTGAAATCCGGCAAGACTTTCGTGATATGCCCTGCAGATTTCCAGATTGGCAAAAGTGGCTCAAGGGGAGGCCATGAGGAGAGTATTCAACGCATACACGCCTCCTATGACCGGATTGAGCAGAGGTTGAAAGCGGGCAACTATGAGCAGATCGTCATCCTTGACATGGGTGACGTGATCGAGGGTGTGAGCAATAAGGCTGACATGGAGCAACTACAGTCCAACACTCTCAGCCCGATGCAACAGGTGGATCTTGCAAGTGCGCTGCTGTGGGATCTAATGAAAGTCGCATCAAAGTATGCACCGATAACTTACGGCTCAGTAGCCTCGAACCATTGCCAGTTCAGGGTGAACAAAGCACAGGTGGG